AAACGATCTGGAGGTTTACTTAACTAATGTCATTTACTTTTCCAGCAAGTGTTCCAAATCCTACATACAACACTAGGATTAACACTAATACAAATCAAATAATCGTAAGTTTTGGGGACGGCTTTGAACAACGCTTGACGGAGGGACTGCAACAAAACCCATTGACTGTTAATTTAACTTTTGAACTTTCTCAAGCTGTTGCGGACGTAGCTATATCTTTTCTTGAAGCAAGGATTACTGACGGTGCATCTTTCAATTTCACGTTACCTAATGAATCAAGTTCAAGAAAATTTGTATGTACTTCATTTCCTAGATCTATTCCATTTTTAAATAGGGTTAGATTGAGTTGTGTTTTTAGAGAGGTTTTTGAAGCTTAAATGGCAA